CAATTTTGCCGCACCGCCGGCCCATAACAGTGGCGGCACAACCGCGCCACTTAGCATTGCAAGATCCGCGACGGCGTCCAAGCCTCCCAGCGTGGCGTATATGCCCGGTACAATGGCTTGACGATAGTTACCACCTCCTACCTGCTCTTTAGCCTCTTGGTAGGCTCTCTGTGTGTCTGCAAGCTCACCCACTCCTCCGCCAGGCGCAAAGGCAAGCCCAGTTCGCGTTGCTGTTGCCAGATCGCGCAGTGTGCTACCGACCGTAGATTTCGGTCTAGCCATAAGAGGATGCCGAACCGGTGGCTGCATGCCATAACCAAAGAAATTATCGAGAAACCTATCTGCCATCAGCAGGGGCTCCCAATGGCTGCACACCCGTGGCAAGTTCCCATGATCCTGCCGCCGCAACGTTCATGCGGAGCTTGTGGAATTTATTTTTGTTGCGGAGCGGCACTTTGCCAGACGTATTCTGCGCGGCTGCTGTCTCGAAAGTAAAAGTGTCGTTGAGACGCCTCGCCCCTGCCACTGCGACAGTTGGCGTCCCACCGTCCACCAGAGGATAGGCGCCCGTGATCTTGGCGTGCCGACCGGGATAAAATTGCCTGATACCCGTCTCAATAATTGCTGCCAGATTGGCTCCGGAAAAGGTTCCTGACTGCCTCGAGGCATTGACAGCGCCGGCACGCATTCGACCGCCCTGCCAAACTGAACTATCCAGCGAAAATTCCAGCGCGTCCAAAGACGAAGAGATTGACGTCATGTCGTCTGGTGAAACATAGTTTGTAAGATCGGGAAACAGCACATCTAGTGTTATGTGAGCCTTACCCCACCATCCTGACGGCCAATGGTAGAGCAAGATCCGCGTTGGCGTAGAAGTTGACGCAGTGACGTCCGTGTATTGCCACATGACGACCTGATGTTTGGGGTCGTAGGTGCAGGTGATGCGATGATAGTAAGTCGTCTCGACATCATCGAAAAATTCAACGTTGACCTTGCCGTCGCCTATAGGCTCGGACTGAAACCCGTTCCACCTGAAAAAGCCGTCGTTGGCCAGATAATAGATGTGCCTCCCGACACGCTGCGAGGCTTTTGGAGCCAGAAGTCCACGATTTTGCTCCAGAGCAGACCCGAAATCCCAGACTGTCGGTGCTCCGACATATACGCCGCGGTAAATTGCCCGCTCCAGAAACGCTGTCGCTTCATCGCCACCATACAGCGCCATTCCCTCACCCCACTCGCCACCAAGGTCGGCCGAATTTGATTGGTTTGCGGCGGATGCATCCATGTCGTTGGTGTCGCCTATTGATGACCAGCGCAGCCTGTCAGGAAATTTTGTGCCGTCTTCGTCGACATTGAACACCATTAAAAACTCTGACCTGAGTTGCGCCATCGACCTGGCTTTAGGTCTCAGCGTCGACGTGAAATGCGCGGCAAATGTCGAGCCGAATGTTGCTGAGTACACACCGTCCTGCAAATTAGTGGCCAGCACCTTGTTGCTTTCAGGGTCTTTCAGAAACGACCACCACTCGTCAGCGCTTATAGTGAACGTCGTTCCGCCGGATACGTCTGTCCAGTCGTTAGAAAGCAGCTGGTAGAGCTTTGTTGCGTCCCCTGCATACTTGTAGGATGAATCCGAATTGTCCACGACAGCGCCGATACCTTGGCATCGAGCTGACATCGCCGTTGTGCTTTCAGCCGCAAAGTTTGGCATCGGCTTGTAGCCATTAGGGCCAAACGGAATAACATCCTGCACGTTACTGACTGACGCCAGAAGCTCGGCGGCGTCCGGCTTCCACTCGCCGAATTGTACTGACTCAAGCGCCTTCGCGGGCCGCGGCTGGCTGCCTTGTCTGTTTAATTCTCTGACGAGAGTGTCCATTTATTGATCCAGGCTTGGTGTATCGGTGCGAGAAATAAGTGGCGCGCCTGAGTAGCGGTCCCTGTCGTCTGATGTTTTAATCTGATCAATAATGGTTTGTACCATTACGGCCGCCTTCGCTTCTTTCGCCGTATCTTCCAGATATTCCGCCGTCCATATTGAGGCAGCCGCAACATAAAGGTCTGGGTGATTGGCAAACAGATCCGGTACGCTGGAAGCGATGTTGGAGCGAGCCCAGTAAAGCAATTTGCCTGTTATGGTGCTGGACGGAGACGGCGCCACTACAAGGTTGTCAGCTTCGATCGTGTAAATCTGCGGCGTGTTAGTCTGATTGACGGCTTCCCTTCTCCAAAAGTCGTCAGGCGAGAAAAATTCCAGCGTTCGTATTGGATCTGTGTTCAGATACACCCGCCTCGCCCCCAGAAATCCCGTCGGAAGAGACGTATTCTGGCTCGAAATGCTTAAATCGCTTGTCGTTTCCATTTCGCGGGCACGAACGACGCGGTTAATCATTGTTTCGCCAAGATCGATGTGTTCCTGAACCCTAGCCGATGTCAGTTCGACCGAATCATCAAAGTAGTTCTGAATAGCGGTCTGCAGTTCGGCATAGGTCGTGATAGCCATGTCAGTCTCCGATCAGGGGCTGGGACAAGGCAATTCGGTTTGCCGGCCTCTCCCAAAACATGCGAAAGTGCGCGTAATCTGAATTGCCAAGTTTTCTGCGTACAAATGCCTCTTTCTCACGCTTGTCCATACGCATGTACCGGACTGGCTGTATTCCATCCTCCTGACACCATTTATGAATAATCGAAAATGGCACTTCCGCGTAATGCTTTGCAGTCCGTTCCCGCCAATATCCATCGCCCGAAGCAGCTTTGTTAGCTTCAATTATCGGCTCGTTGTCCTGACTTGTGACGATGTACGACTGGTCTGCCGTTTCATCGTAGAGAAACTCCTTCACGACGCCCCCGTTTGCGTCCAGTATCTGGCGACGCTCAACCATCAGCCGCTCATTGGCTTGATGCAGATACGACCAGCGCCAGAAACCTGCAGATAATAGATTTTAACATAACCAGTCACGTCAAGAACGATGCCACCGGATTCCGGCGTCAGGATGATGCCGTTGCTTGTCGTGATCGTGTCGCCTGAGGGGCCGGCGAGTATATAGGCATCCTCAGACACGGAAACGTGAACAAACTTGGCTTTGACGCCGCTCGCGTCATTGGGAATAGTGACGGAATCACTGCTTCCATCAATGTCGTCCCCAGTACCATCCGCTGAGTCCATTTTCAGCGGAGCCATAGATGTATATTGAACCATTTTATTTATATCCTCTGATCAGGTTCGCGACGGTTGCCTCAGGCGGCTCTCCGCTGGTGGGGTCGCCTCTCTCACCAATGAGCCGGATGCATTGGTCTAAAGTCAACTTAATTCCCTCAGGCCAATACTTTTCTTTCTTGCTGAACGCGTGGACTTTGCCTGGAAACGACCCGTTTCTTGCAATCGTCTGGCACCATGATGTTTGCCGGTTTATTTTCGTCATAATAACAAGCAGCCTACGAAATTCCTGCACTTCCTTCAGCTGCTGCCTTATTTGTGCCTCAATTACTTTATTGTCGTTTACCTCAGTAACACATTCAGCCTTTAATCCTTTCAGGCGAATGTTGTCACGCGCCGCAATGCACGCGTTCACGTCCATCGGTATGGGCGGAGATAAACCGACGACCAGCGCGACCATTACCTCTTTAATCATACAGGCCCCCCGCTCGTGTGCGATGCATCGCCGTAAGTTTTTCGATGTGTGAAACTGTCGGGTGCCACGGATATGCGCTCCGCACGGCGTCCCTTGATGCCTCCAGATGAACACCTACTACGCCTGCACTGGTTGCCCTGAGGTAAGCCTCACGTCGATACCACTTTGAAAACGGCCAATCCCTGAGTGCTTCTCGAACGTGAACGTAAGAGGCCAGAGGGTGTTCGCGGTACGTGTCGACCATGTCTCTAAAATGCAATTCAGCCGACACGTTTCTAACACCTGCGACAGTTAAAATGCATGCGATGGCAATGGCAGGCATTGCGCTGACGATCAATACAGTCGGGCTGAAAGACCTCTCCTCGTGCCTCACCGCCATTGATGCTCCCAAGCAGAGCGATGCGAGCAGAAGCGGACCGGGCTGTTGCAGCGGAAAATCGAGAAAGGCTATCGCAAATAGTCCTGCAAGCCCATAGATCGCCCATGAGGGCTTATTAGGGGTACGGATGACCATTAATGCCAAAACGCCGACAAAAACGGCTCCGCCGAGGCCTAAGTCTGTAAACAATTGCAGCCAGTCATTGTGAGCTGCCCCCACGGCAAACGCGCCATGTGCCGCAGTCAAAGGATTATATCCGCCGGCATAAACGACAAACAGGCTGTCAAATCCACCAAGTCCGTGACCGAACCACGGCGCCGCGAGCCACATCTTTATGCCGACGCCCCACATATATAGCCGGTAATCGATGGATGCCGGCTGGACGGTTACCGCATACAAAATTACCAAAATTGCGACCAGACCAACCGGCACCCAGAGGCCCGGTCTGGTAAATCGTGGGCTAAACCAGACTGCGGCCCATGCGGCAATCGCCGCAACCTCAAATTTAGCATTGTTCAGGAATGCTATGTAGATAACTGACGCAACAATTAGCGGCAGAAAGAAAATCGGCCACATCACGAGCAAAGCGAAAAGCATTGGCAGCGCCGTAACCATGTAGGACGTCGCATAGTTTTCGTTCATAAACCCAGAAGCAATATCACCCTGACCGATAACGGACGCATATTGAGGCAGATCGCTCATGGCGCAGATTAACAGTACCGACAATCCGATTGCCCAGTGGATCGGCGCCCAGTGCTGTATGCGTCTGGCAGCCAGAATTATCATGGTGACGGCTATCCACCGCGGCGCATGATGGATTACACCAAAGCCATCGACTGCCCACCAGTATGTTGAAATCGCGTAAACGGAAAAAGCAATGACTGTAAGGTCGAACCAGTCAAAGCAACTGAACAGCAAACGTACAGCGGACAGGCTTGCAAGAACATAGAGCACCTGCCACTTGCCCAGCGTTCCATCAGGAAAGTGGGGAACGAATAACAGGGAGGCAGTGAGGACCAGGCCAGACCAGACCCAGCCCTCACACCTTGCTATTGCGTCTCGACTACGATCCAGCATTGCGATGCCGCCGCAGTTGAACTACCGCCATCAGTACCCAGTGCAAGTAGTGAACCGGCAGTCACGACAGTCGACAAACCTGTCGAACTGTCTATATCTCCTGCCGCTGAACCGGATTGGGTAATTAATAACTGCGCTATCTTTGGCGCGTTAACGCCGCCGGTGTGTGAATTACCAGCATTGTAAGCCAAAGATACAACGGCATTTGCCGATGAAATCGCTCCACCAAGCGCGCAGTGGAGTGCTTTAACCGTACCATCACGAAGGATATAAATTTCCTCCGTTGACGCTGTGCTGACATCAGTAATACGCACCTGAATGTCCTGCACCGCTATCGGGTAAACCTGATCAGTGATCGTGTTTAACCAATCAGCCGAACCGTCACCTAATTCCTTCTTCAGCATCGCCGCCGAGGCGTTGAAACTGAAGACGGCGAAAAAGCCGACAGCCAGCACTGAAAGTAGGGTCTTTCTCATAATCAATTCTCCTTGAGAAAAATGAAAGGGTGAGGGATCAGTTACGACCCCCCCTGACCTTTTGGCCCTACGATTCACTGAGATCCCAGATAGCGCCGGAGGCCGCTTCGTTACGCGACTCCAGCGTGCACTCAACCAGCAATTGCTTGCGTTGTGAATCTCCCGTCTTGGAGAGATCTGTCAGAGAGAACTGTCGAAGGTAGGCTACTGCCCACATGTCTTTCTGAACTACAAGACAATCACCGGCTCTCTGGAACCGATTAGGTACGATTTCAAGCATGCCCCAGTCGCTCTCATAATATGAGATCGCTGAGTGCAGCCGTCCGTGCTCTGCGGACACTTCCCGCGTCGCGTTGCCGCTGAAACCGCTGATTGCCCGCTTGTTGAAAGCGCCGACCATGATGCAATCGGGATCGCCACCAGCCGTGAAGCACGATTGCAGAACTGTCTGCAGAAGTGTTTCTGTAAACGCACGATCCGTACCATCGGTGCGGGCCGTGTTACCAAGCGACCCATCTGAACCAGATGTGCCATTCGACGTGTTAGTGGTGATCCAGGCAGTAATCGAGCCCAGTTCGCGAGCAGTACCAGAGGAGCCTGTCACCTCGGCGTTATTAACACCGACAATGTTGAACTCAATGTCACGCAAAAGTTCAAGCGATGACTTGGCGATCTGGTAATCCATCTCCGAAACGCGGCCAGCTTTGTTGACCGCCTCCTGTGTTCCGGATACACGGGCAACGGCGTCCATGATCTGGCAGGAGTTAGAGAGACGTGTGGTCGCGGACGCCGCATCAGTAGTAGCGTCATCACCCTCGGCAACCGCATTCGCGGCAGCAGCCCTAAGTGAATCAGTCTGCCACTCATGCAAAACGGCAGTGGCCTTTTCGACCGCTACGCCCGTCGTGAAGGGCACATCGGTCGGGCTGACGTTGTAGATAACGTCGGTGAGATCTTCGCGGTTACCTTTAGCGTCGAAGGTCTCAAAAGTATTGCTGGGTACAGCCATACTAGCTTCCTCTCATTGCTGAAAACACTGCGGCGAGGCCACGAGTGTCTTTTGCGTTGCGTTTGGCTGAGTCGATTTCTCCTCTCTTACGTCGATCATTAGAAGCCGGCGCTCCCGGTCTGCCTACCTTCTTAGCTTGGCGCACTCGCTTGTTTGTGCCTGGCTTTTCCTTCTGAAGGGCGTGCCACTTGGCAGCATCCTGAACTACTGAAATAAAGGTGTCGTCGTTGAGTTGCACGCGCTGCATCTCCGGCACCCCTTTTTCAGCCAGATAATCGAGGAGCGGACCCATAGCCTTGTCACGGTTCGCCTTATATTCAGGCCACCGCTCACCAGTCTTGGTACGCTCCGCTTCTATCCAGTCATTCTGCTTTTCGGACACTAATTCATTGACCTGATGCTTGGCCTGCTGGGCTCCAGCAAGGATGCCTTCGAAGTTTTTCTTCGCCTGTTGCCAGTTGAAGTGATAGTCGTCGAAGGTATCTCGGTCCATGGTTTGGCGCAGTTCTGCCCAATTGGGTTCCTGCCCGGTAAAACCGTGCATCTGTGCTGACACGTTCAGCAGATGATCCACGTTGTTGAGTTGTTCGACCCACCGCTCTCCAGCCATTTTGACAGCATCGTCTAGCTGTTCGCGATCACTGGATAGTTCGGTTTGCCGCTGAGTAAAGGCTGCCTCACGTTCCTGCTCACGGCGCACAATGGCATTTTGTACGTCGGAGGGTAGTTCCGAAAGTTCCTGCCTTTCTGCCTCGGTCCACGTTGCGGGAAGGGTAACAGGCTCCTCTTCAGGACTGTAATCCTCTGCATTGTCGACCTCAGGAATGTCTTGTTCCGCCTCAGGTGCCGCCTCTACGTCATCCTCTGCAAACTCCTCTGCTGCAGGCATGGTGTATTCGCTAGACGGCTCACCCTCCTCGCGATCGAAATTTTCGCTTTGTGCGGGTGCTTCTACAGATGGGGCTTCCGCTGGCGGAGCAGAACCCATGTTTTCCGAACGCAGGCCCGCAATCAATGCGGCTGCGTTTTGCACAGTACCACCACCATCCGAACCAGTTCTCGACTGGGCTTCATCGGCCATGGTTAATCTCCTTTAAGCTGCTGCAAAAAGCCGAGACAATTTGTCGCGGGCTTCTGCTATAAAATTAAGACGATTTTCAGCCATAGTCCCCGTGTTGACATGGTGCTCCAGACGTCTTTTGAGACCATCCAGAAGGTGAAGCGACTGCTTTGCCTCACTGGACTGCTCGTCTGTGCCGTGGCGCAGCCATTCCATCAACGCCTGTTCCTGATGGTCGAAGGCCTCTGACCAGAGCGGGTTATCAAGCAGGGCCTTTGCCATTTCCCCGCGTTGCCGCCCCTCATAGAGATCCGACTCTTCAGCTGAATATTCGTCCTGAATCGACATGCCTAGTAGCTGCTCTTGCCGCTAGACTTGCCCTTACCGGCAATGTAATTGCCGCCCGCAGGCCCGCGTGAACCATGGACATTGGCGCCCGCACCCTTGAAAGATGCATTCGGACGTCCCTTGTCTGTGGTGACACCGGGTGAAGAATTTTTCGAGGCACCCGACTTGTGTGGGTTTCCCGCCTTCATTTTACCATAAGCCATACTTAATCCTCTGCTGGCAGTTGGTTAAGGGATGCGGCCATTCTGCCGCGCTCTTCACGGACGAAAGTTTCTGCATCCTTCTCTCTCTGCAGATCCGCCTGTGCCTGTAATCGAACGACGTTCTGTTCATCGTTCGCTTCTATTTCAGCAGCTTTCATATCAAGGTTGGCTGCGATCTTTTCTCGCTCAATATCGTACTTGAGTTCCATCTCTCGTATTCTGAAGGCCTCGTCAGCCTGCGCCTTCTGCATAGCCATTTCGTGTGCCCTCTGCTTGTCCTGCGCGTCAGCCTGCGCCTTCATTGCGTCAACCCGTATTTTCTGCTGGTCGTTCTGTATCTGGCCTTGGGCGAGCACGAGCGCTGCATCCTGCGGCTGTTCCTGCTGAGCTGCAGCCTGTTGCTGCTGCTGCATCATGGCCATCATTTCTTCAGACGTCGGGTCAGTGAAGAACCTTTGAGGACGTTTGAGGCCGGCAGCCTTGGTCTTGACGGCAAGCGCCTCGTGTACGTTTTCGAGGGTTACAAGCGGTCCCTGCGCTCCTCCCTGAAACTGTATGATCTTCTCCTGATCCAGCAAAATAGAGTTAATTGAGAGCATTTCCTGTTCGGCGCTCTCATAGCCCAGACCTACCTCTGTGCTCATGTCGTAGGTAACCTGCCAATATCGCGGATCTACTGGCACCCATTCTCCGTTTAGCCTGATTTCCCGCTCCTTGTCTTGGTGCGCTATCGATAACTTCAGAATTGCCAGCATGGCCCGCTTGAACCCTGTCTCGGCAAAAAGGCGAGCTATGAGTTCGATACGCTGCTGGCCGGCAGCCATCAGTTTCATCAATCCGAAGGCCGTGTCGTTGGTCGTCATCTCAGGATCCATGCCCTGAGCATTGCGAGATACGCCGGAGCGACCCTCCCGCTGCTGCTCAATGTATTCAAGCAACGGAAACAGCATTTGGCCTATTGGCTGTACCGGCATTCCTGAGATCACCTCACCCGGCGGCCCCTGTGTCCTGACGACACCTCCCGGCCTGTTGGTCAGCATGTCACTCAGGTCGACTTTGCCTTCCCATATTGCGGTTCTCTCGTTGTTCACCAAGTAAGCGTTGTCCAGCATTTGGCGCAGGACCGTGGAATGGATCAGCTGCAGATCACCTACCAAGTCGAACATCGATCGGCCAAAGAATACGTGCGGCATGCGTATTGGCGTTATATCGACAAACGGAAGGGGATCGCCAAACGCCTCGTATGCGTAGCCGTCCGTTCCTTCAGTCTCGTCCTCATACATCATTAACTCGTGGCTGCTGCCTCCAAGCCACACCTGCACGAGCTCAGACCTGTTATCTCCATCCAGATCGAGATCCATGTACGCCTCGACCAGAACTACTTCCCGCGTACTCTCGTCCAATACTGCGCCCGTCCGCGGATATTCATATTCCTGATGGCGTCTGGCAGTGTGTTCTGCATTGGAAAGCCCGTAGTAGGATCCAGTCTCAGCCAACGACAATACCTGATCGCGCTTGAAACCCATCGCAATGGCCTCGGACACGGTCCACCGCTTCCTGTGAGCCTTGAGGCGCCCATGTTCCATTGAACGCGATTCTCTGCTGATCAGAAACTCTTCCGGCGGAACACCCTCAACATTTATTTTCTTGATTTCGCGCGTATGCCTCAGCGTGCAGTCGACCAACATAGGGCGCGGCATCGGCATGCCAAACTCATCCACCTGCTGCTCAACCGTCCTGTCCTCATAGACACGCTGCTCGGCCACCTCGACGCCGGGCTCCGATGTCAGCATGTAGGCTACGTCATCTTCTGTCAGTCCGGTGTGCCTCGTGCTCCAGCTTTCCTCGGTTTCAGACCAATAGATCTTGATTATGCCGTTCTTCTGCAAAAGGGCGTCCTTGATCCAGTCGTAGGACACCTGAAAACCCTCGTTGTCTCGCATGAATACGTGATGGACATAATTCGACTTATGCTCTGCAGCCTCCTCATCGTCGCGATTTTCAGGCTCGAATGTTACGATGTGCTCCGCCGCCATGAATACCCGCATGATCTGCGGCATCATCCACTCGACAGTGTCCAGCAGGTCGCCGGTTACTACCTTCGATCGACCGTCCTGCTCGTTCCCGTACTGCTCTTGGCGATAGTATTTCAGCGCGTTGGAACGTTCACGGCTGATAGTGCCGTCAATGTAGCCGACTGAAGACAAGACCTCGTGCCCAACGATAGTCTCGATATCGCTGTGAGATAGCTCCTCGTTGTCAGCGTGCCGTTTAGCCATTCAATTGTGCCGCCTTTAGCTCGGCGCCATCTTTCGTGCGCCAATGGCTCTGTACGATCATTTCCGAATTTTCGTTTTCGCTGACCGGCACGCGCTCACCGTCGTACAGCACGTCCCATCTGCCAAACCCAGTGTGACGAATTTGAGCCCTGCCGCTACCTTCAGGTTCTGAGGCGACGCTGTCTGGGTCCATCATCTGCTGCATTAGCTGCTCCAGATGTAACAGGCGCGCCTCCATCCGCTTGAACTCTTCCCTCTCCAGAATGCCCATCGCCATGCTATTTAGCCTCTTTCGCGCGTTTGGATGCCTTTTCCTTTGGCGCTTCTATTTTGAGCACCACGCAACCATCGATCGGTTCGATCGAGATGTGGCCATCCACCATCATCTGTTTGCCGTTAACTGAAATCACGAGCGGCGCATCACTTGGTGCCTCACCTAAAGCGTGGGCCAGCTCACCACACATTGCAAGATTTATGGGGCGCAGCAGCGCCTGCTCATAGGTTTCGATCTTCTGCTCATCGTAGACGTATCCGTCTCGATAGGTCGGCCCGTTGACCCGCTTCAGTTTCACTGATACCGGCGGGTTGCCCTTGAGGGCGGCGGCGAATGCTTTCCCCATCGCCGTTTCGTTAGATTCCTGTGCAGCGGCAGCTGCCTTTGCTTCTTTGACGCCTAGTTCTGCCATCAAACAATCCCCATTTGGCTATCGTGTGGATACTCTATCCGGCTGCGCCTCGGCGTTACCGGCATTGCGAACGTAAGGGCCGCAGCATCACCTCCATCAGGGGAGAAGCCCAGCCTTTCCTTAATGTGCTCTTTTGGCTCCAGAAGCACCCGCGAGTTACTATCATAACGGGTGGCTCCTCGACCCCATATCGGAGCGCACAACTGCGTATGCAGACTGTCATCGTCGGGTATGTCGACGCCGGCTGGATCTGACAGCCAGTCGCGCAGTTCACACCACATCTCTGCGCGCTTGTTGGCGTAGGAACCCTTCTCCAGAGCTTGAGATCCGAACTCTATCCCCACGATCAGGTTCGGGTCGTGCATCTCTCGCAGGCGGTCGCGGACGCCGCCACCCATACCAGTGACGTCGATGTGGATCTTGGTAGGGTTCACGCGCTCGATCATCTTTCCTATGTGGCCGACGATTTCCATTTCATTATCGGTGTCCATCTCAATATCGACGAAGCCACCTATCTTCCTGCCCTGACGATCGAGCATCCTTGTCTTATCCGCGCCACCGCGGGCCAGATCGATCCCGACTACGATCGGCTGGTCAGTGGACGGATATACCTCGTTTTTCCGCGCCTTGTACACCACATCAGACCTGATGAAGGTTTCGTCGCTGCCAGTCTGAAAGGCTTCTTCCGGCGTTGCAGGGTACTCCTGCCGGAATTTCCAAGAGATCGCATCGCTGTCTTGGCTCAGAGCCTGCGTGAACTGACGGTTCTTCGCGTAGGCCCAGTAAGTCTGCTCGTCTGTCAGGCTATGCATCTCCTGATAGTCCTGAAAGTTCTGAGGCGCCTGCCATCCCTGTGGAACTGGTCGCGAATATTCTCGATGCATAAACCATGCGACGAAAATAAGATCGTAGTCGCTGTCGCCACGTTCGGCGGCTTTCACCATCTGATAGAACAGGCCGCCGAGACCGTTAGCTGTCGATTCCAAGATCACCTCGGTCTCGTCCTCTTCCGGTACAGCCTGCAGAACGCCGTCTACATGCTCGGCGGCGTTCTCCCAATAAGCGACCTCAGACCCGTGGAAATATTGGATCGTGTCACTTCGGCCTACACCTCTAGCGCCAGCTGTACCGACCTTGTACCCGCTGTTCAGCTTCAGGAACTGCAGCTCTTTCGCGTTGGATCTACCGGTTACGGGCTTCACCTCAGGATGATTCATCTCGTGGAAGCGGTCGACCATCGTAAACAGATTATCGGTCGCGTCCTGCTTGTGAGTCAGAATAAAGGCTCGCACGCCGTCGCGGTGCGTCACCCGCCAGTAATATCGCCCCTCAACGTAGGTGCTGATCCCAGGCTGCCTAGCCTTCAGGATCAACGCGCGGATCCGTCCAGTTTCCTGACGCTGCTTCTCGAGGCGGTTATGAACCATATGCTGGATCGTGTTCAGCTCGAACGGAATAATCCCGCCGCCTTTGGCGCGGATCTTCAAACACCTATGTGCGAAATGACCAAAATCGTCACGCAGCCTCGTGAATATCTCTCTCTCTCGATCTGAGATGTCGGTCACCCAAGCTCCTTCAGACGTTCTTCGTGGGAGATCTGATGATCGATGCTGCCCGCATGCTCGACGCTCTGCAGTTTGGGGTGAACGTAAGGCGCAGCTGCTGCAGCCATTCTGTCCCGACGTTCAGGCTCTGCCGTGCCGTCAGCCATGATTTCCAGCATGTATTGTAATGGCGTGATACCTAGCGCCGCGGCCGCAGCCTCAGCCTCAGCGCGAAAACGATTTGGCGTTCCCTTTTTCCGGCCGCCTGTTTTATTTCCTGCCTGGTCTACCAAGTTCTACTTTAGACCTCCTCGCCTTAAAAAAAGACC